TTGTTCCATTTACACCTCTACGAACAAGAATTGCATTGTCTGATGCAAAAACTTGAATGATCTTACAATACTCATTATCAATCCTAACATACTGACCAACAGTAAAATCTGCTATACTACCAGAAAGGTTATAATTTTGTAATCTAATATATCCAGTAACACTATCCAAATCATTAACTAATTCTGCTGTGTATACTAAGTTTCCAAGAACAGTATTGGAGAGATTAGGTCCTGATGTCTCAGTAGATACCCCAACATCAATTGTCAATGTCGTGTCAAAAATTTGAGTTCCTTCTGCTAATGGACCATTAGTAACAGAGGTGAGGTACATCCTCTTTAGTTTTTGGTCTACAGTATAAACACTTGCCTGGAAACCATCTACACTTTGAATAACAGAATTTGAAGAGAACGGGATGTTTTCTTCATCATATTCTAAGTAATCGTAAGTGTCTTTAGAAACACTACTTACAGTTTGACCTTTAATAATACTAACAAACCCAGCAGCACCAAACCCATTTGTACCTTCATTGTTAAAAACAAGAACATCACTAACTTTATAACCAGCACCACCTGCAAGAACATCAATGCTGTCTACTTTAGCTTCAGTAGATGATGGAATTGATTCTACAACAAAGTTTCCAGTGTCTGTTGGTTTATGATAAGCATTTCCCTCTGGAGTCAGATATCTTCTAAGACCAGAAATATTTTCAATATTAGATGCTTCTAAAATATTAAAATTACTAAATGTTTTTCCTTTAAATTTAGGTCCAATAAAGAATGGGAATCCTTGCTTTCTGTCTCCATTATCAACAGTCATAAAGTAAGCATATACACCCTCTGGGTATTCAGGTGTAACACAGAATCTGCCATTTTCAGAATCTAATCCTTGAACAATTTCTGTGAATACATAATCTTCTTCAAAAGATCCCATTGGATAATTTGCAAGAAGACCTGGAGAACTACTGCGTCTTCTAATTGAATTTGCAGGTAGAGAATTTGCTTGCAATCTAACATATCCAGATGCTAGATTGACAATGCTAGAAGATGCATCATTTGCAACAGAATATCCGTATGGACCATAAATTGGTGCTCCATCTAACGCCCATCCAATAATAGGTGAGTGTTGTTGATTTGCACTTGCATTTGCAGAAAGATTTGGAGTTACACCATTGATTTGTAGTTTTTTAGGAGATCCTAAAATAGTAAATCTTTGTTCTGTCTTTCCATCAACAACACCACCATCTAATAAAAGAGAACCATCTGCTGGATTGTAATTTGAAATATTATTAGAATCCCAATTATTAAGCAAATTCCAACGCTGAACATTTACCTCAAGAATTTCATTAGATCCTTCTTCTGTAATTACAAGTGAAGTATTAAATTCATTATAGTTTAGACCAGAGTTAGTTACAGTAAATCCAGTAACTACTCCTTGTGCTGCATCAAATGTTGCAACAACTTCTGCACCAACTCCACCACCAGTAGAATCAACAACAGTGACTTTTGGGGCAGATTTATAACCTTGACCACCATTAACCAAATCTACAGCGGTAATTTTACCATTGTCAAAAGTAAGAAGACCAGCAGCACCATCTCCTTTTAAAATTCTATATTCTGGGTCTTGAGTATAAAGAGTACCAGGATTATCAATATTAACTTTATAAATTGAACCTGTTACAACTACATCAATACTTGCAGAAATTGTTGGTGTTGTTTCTGAAACAATAGTAACTGTGGGTTGTTCTGTATATCCTGTTCCTGGATCAACAACTCTAATTTTAGAAATCTTACCATCAACAATCAATGGTGCAAGTACAGCATCTCTAAATGATATGTTAGGATCATTAGTGGGAGATTTTTCTACAACAATTACAGTATCTGGACTATATCCTGCCCCCTTATTCTTAATATACACATTTCGTACTGAACCATTGATACCCAACGATACTTCTGCAGTTACACCTGTAGCATCTCCTGAATTCAATTTAGTAGGTCCATCTAATCGAATCGCAGGTGGGTTGTAAACATTAAAATCCCTACCACCATCAATAATAGTTACACTTTCAACTTCACCTCTAATCAAAGTAGTTGGACTCTTCCAACTTAAAATTGGGGTTCCATCTCTAAGAATACCAACAGCAGTATTTACTGGAATATCTTCTTTTTCTTCCTCATTACTCTGATCAAATACTTTAGGAAGTTGTACGAAGATATCTTGTTCTTTAATAATAGAAGTTGCTGAGTTGTAAGAAATATCATAGTAAGGAACCGTAGAATACGGCATGTAAACAGAATTGTTGTTTGAATACACTTTAGTCACACCTGCAACCAAAGATTCATTCAAATCCAATGGAAGGGTATCATTAAACTCCCAACCACTTACAATTAAGTTATCCTCGACAATAACATTGCTTACAAATCCTAAATCGCCCTCTTGATAACCAATGCTGTTATTTTCAATAGTAACATCAGAAATACCAACATAAACTACAAATGAAGATCCAGCATCATCACTAGCAGTTGCTAATGTAGAATTATCATATACAATATCACCTAAAAGCAACTCAATATTTCCAGTTGACTGAAAATTCTGTACAACAAAATCTAAATCATCGGTACACTCAAAATAATTAGATCTTTTACCAGTATAAGATACTAGTGCCTGACCAATTCTTAAAGCACCAATTTCTGGGAATCCAAAAGTAGAATCTACATATAAACGCCTTTCTTCACCAACAGTTTCTGGAATTGCAGTAATTACAGTAAATTCTGTAGGGAGAATCTGATCTCCATTTGAAATTTCAAATTCATAAACTTGACTTGCAAATGAGAATACATTTTCTGCGGTTTGGACTGGAAAAGTCAAACCTTTTTGAATAATACTATTTCCAACTAAACTAGGAACATCATAAGAATCTAAACTCTCTAATCTTATAATATTCTTATTTTGATACGTTGCCTCTGATGGTGCATAGAGGTTTTCTTTGTAATTACGAAGTTCTGGTTTCTTTTGGAACAAGAACTTAAAATAAAACTCAATTCCGCTAGGTGTACCTTTGGAAAGATAGAAATCTTTTGCTTTCTTTAAAATTTGGTCAATATTGATACTGCCCAGATTATCATTTAAGATATTTGCTGGAAAGTCAACCAAATAATTTGCTCTCAACTCCTCAAGGAAGTATAAGATGTAAGAATATGACTGATTGTATACTAAAGTTCCTTCTTCATGAGAAGCAGGATCAGTTTCTTTGTTTGCAGTAAATCCAGATTCATATGAAAGATCATTATAAGTAAATCCTCTAGTACATCCTTCAAATGTAGTAATCTTACTGCCATCAGTAGCAGTACCATAAGATCTCTTGTTATAAATGATGACTTCATCATCAATTTTCAATAAACCTTGAGATCTGGGAAACTCTACATGTCCAGCAACGACAATTTCTGTCTCATTGCCAGATACAGAGTATTTTAACGTTGAAGAAGCATCAATTCCCGTATATGTGTCAATATCGATTAACTCTTGAACTCCATTAAGAAGATCAAGAGGATTTCCATTAGTTTCTAGAAATCTATAGTAATCTTTTACAAAATTGACAAAGTTAGGATACTCCGAAGGCAAGTACGAGGGGACTTGCCCAATGATAGAACTTGATACTTTTAAATCGTTAAACATGTTTAACTAGATACTGGAATTTGACCGACACCTGATGTTCTAGATGATGATGTTAATGCATCTAGGATTACGCTAACGTTAACTCCTGCAGGATCAATAGAAAGATACAAATCTCTCAATGCCATGATATCATTTGACTTAGGAATTACCGAAACTGTAATATACCCCGTATCACCGATAGCAGAATTAATATTGATAGCATTAATATTTATTTCGCCTTTTTCATAGTTAATAGAACCAACATTCTTGCTATAATATCTCTTTGCACTTCCATCATAACGGAAAATGGCAATCGTGTTACTGTTTTCTATTTTTTCTAGATAAAAAACATAATTTGAATCTTGCCCTGTAATTTTGAACCCAGTTGAGATGATATCTGTGTTCTCAGAGATTCTATTACCATAACATACCTCATAAGAAGCAAATACATTAGGAATTACTTGGAAATTCTTCCTCATACGAATCCTAGTGATATTTGATGTAATACCTTTATCGGCATCATCAATAGTACCAATTAATTTACTATATTTGAACTTACCATTGAATCGGTTAAGGTCTTTTGTTGCTCCAAATCCAACGATTGTGTTCTTTACAGCGTTTTCAATTTCTTGAGCATTCTTTCTTGACTTATTGTTGTCATAATAAACGAATGAGTCAATATCAAGATAGAGATATGAAGGATCAATAACCTCAGGAATAACTGTAAGAATAGAATACTCCTTAATGTCTTTTTTAAGATTTTGCTTAGCAGTTGTGGTAAGAGTTTCTGCTCCAAATGGTTTTGCAACGATGAATACCTTACCATATTGTGGAGGATCTGCTTCTTCTCCACCAAATACGGATAACGACTCAAGATTTGGAGAAATTTCTCTAATTAAGGTTTCATAATCCCTTACAGTTACTGCTCTCTTCTGTGCAGAATAGTAACGTGGTGCAAGATACTTGATTGAAGTGATATTTTCGGGGTCTCCACCGCCACTGGACTCACTAACCAACGTAATAGTTGGATTTGACTGTGAGTATGTTTGTCCAGCATACTCTAGTTGACCTGTAAAGGTAAAATCAGTACATTGATTACCTTCGGTCTTATTTGTTACAAGATATTCAATCGTAATTGTGTCTAAGTTCTTTAATTTTCTTCCAAATACACCGTCACCAAAAATTAACTCAAATTGTTCGTTCTTATTCTCTTGAATAAAGTAAACTCTGTCAGTAGAGTTGAGTTCTGTGATATTTTTTACGCTAGTGTATCTTTGTGGAATTGCAAAGTCAACCTCATTAACAGTTACATTCAACAAATCAACATCAGCATCTGCACTTGGGACAATAAACTTTTGTCTCGTTGATGTATCGACAGTATATTGTAAATTTAAAAATGATCCTTGATAGATATCAAGATTATTAAAGGTAATTCTACGAACGCCATTAGCATCCATATATGCTTCTCTTGTAACGTCGTTCAAGACGCTAAAAACAAAAGATCCGTCACCATTACTACCAATGAAGGAATTACCCTTCTTCAAGGTCAATGCAGCGGTCTGTGGATTGACGATAATATCCAGGTTGATGGTTGCTACAGGCGCTTTTGCGGACCTTGGAGTGTATCCAACCAGTTTTGCAAGAGAAACTACATTCTCTCTAATAGAAGCACTATCAAAGAATACCTCATTAGCAACCAAATTGGCATTCAATCCAGAGTAATAGGTATTATATGCTAAAAGATCGATCAGTTGAGAAAGAACTGACCCCTCAAAGTTATAATCAGTAAAAGTTTCAGAAGAACGAAGGAATTCCCTCAAACTTTTTTTGACATCTTCAAAATCTAAATTGGTAACTTGATTGAATGCCATTATACTCTTTCTAGTACGAGGTTAAGTGATTGTTGGTCTAAAGGAATTCCGACGATTTTGTAGTTTACAGTAACTTCCAGAGCATTAGTATCAATATTATCTAAAACTTCAACTTCAGTTACTTCAACCCTTGGTTCATGTGAAGTAAGCGCATCTTCAATACTCAATGCAATATCGTCAATAAGAACAGGGTCAAAGTTTTCAAATAATGCTGAATTGATAGATGCGCCAAAAAATGGGCGAAATGGTTTCTCACCCCTAATAGT